TTCTTAGCAGAACTCCTAACTACTTTAGGTTTGTTCTTGACTTTCTTGGCTCTAGCTTTTAACTGTTTGCCTTGCATGTCTGCAAATGCTTTAGCTTCCATTAGAACGAGTATAGATCTATGGTCCACAAGTTGGTTTAACTCTTCCTGGCTGTAACCCCTGGATAAAGCAAACTCGCCTACAGATTTAGCAATAGCTCTCTGAGTGTCAGGCTCACCCCATTCTGGTAATATCTGTACCATCTTGGCATGCTCTTCCTGTAACAATCTTTGATGCTGTGCTTGCGTTTCTCTATGCTGCTGTTCATATGCTTGACGTTGCTTAACTTGAAGACCTTGGATTTTATCTTGAACCTCACGATACTCATCTCGTTTAGTTAAGTATTCTTCTCTGTCTTCCATCTTGAGTCTTTCCCAATCAGTATTTTCAAATTGCTTTGCTATACTGTAGTTCGACTCAATAGCTTGGGACATAGCATTAACGTACTCTTGACGCGCTGCTTGAGTCTGTGCAATTTCACCTTGGAGATGTTGCGCTCCATTATCTAATTGCTTTCGATATTCTGCCAGCTCCTGCGTCTTTTTTGTATAATCCGATTGTCTGGAATAACCTCTAACAAGTTCGTCTTCTGTGACCTCTACATCTTCTCCGTTTACTCTTACAGTATAGAGAGCGGTTTCTTCGACCTCCTCATCTTCAGCTTCTTCTTCCTCGGATTCTTCAGATTCATCTGTATCATCAGCAGCATCTTCTTCTTCGGCTTCTTCAACTTCTTCAGCTTCATCAGTTTCCTCTGCCTCTTCAGGTTCCTCCTGTTCAACGTCTTCCGTAACTTCTTCAGACGGTTTAGCCTTCTCTTCCTCTGGTTTCTCCTGAGAGTCCAATAGTCCAAGTAATGCTTCCTGCGCTGCACCTATGCTTCCTGGGTCTTGCGCTAATTCACCTACAATCTGTGGGTCTGCTCGATTGTCCACCATATAAACCTCCTAAATATAAGGGTGTTGCTTTTCAAGAACTTTAGCCATGTGTCCCGTTTCCACGATTGACGTTATATGGCCCTTTATCTTTTCTAGCAGCCTTATGGCTAACCAGATAGATTCTCTCTGATCTGTATGCTGGGAACCACTTTGCTCCCATTGTCCTAGTAATTCTTTTTTTAATACTTCAAATGCTTCGTTGAATAGTTCATTTTGGAGAAGGTTTTTAGCCCTTATCTCCCTTTCTTCTTTATTCATAATTATCCTATTGCTACTGCTCTCCCTTGTTGAGCTTCTAGGTTAAGTTCTGCTACCTTCAACTGAGTATCTACAGAATCTTTAGCTGCTTCTTGCTGCATCTTCTGCATCTTGACTTGAACATCAGCAGCTTTGATTTCAAGTTCTTTATGCTTCAGTTGCATCTCTGCCTGTTCTAACTGTTCTTTAGGATCAGGCTGTGGGGGAACTGTATCTGGGTCTGTCAAGAAGTCATCTACATTCTGGAAGCCCATATTCTTTACGAGTGCTGCTCCCATGTTATACATGTTCTTCTCATTAACAATCTTCAAACCACCTCTCATGGCATCTCCGGCAAATGAAAGCATTGTCGTGAGGTGCATAAGCTGTTGATCCCTATTACCATTCCCTATTCCAACTGCTACACTACAATCATACTCCTCTTTCCACATGTCAGGTCTAACAGGAATCCATTTATTCCTTAATCTAATAACTCTTTCCTTATCCTGATTCTTGAGGACTAATTCATAGATGTTCTTCATTAGCTCTTTAACGCCAGTTTCTGCAAACTGTCTTGCAATAAGTTCAACCCTAGACTGCGCTGCTGTCATGGTTGCATTAACAGCAGTGGCTGTCGTGTGCGATGTTAGAGCGTTATCGTTTAGACCCTGGCTGTACTTGTTTACACCGCTCCTAGATTCTCTAAGTTGGTCAAGGTAACCAAGCATCTCAAAGGATGACTGTTCTAACTGTGGGGTCGCTAACGGCATGATTGCGTTAGGTGACTTAACTCTTACTACACCCCCTGGTCTTTGCGTCAAGAGGTCATCTAAATTTGCCTGACCTTCAAGGACTGCGTACCTGCCAAAGTTCTGGCTGTACATGTTGTCCATGAGGTTTCTCATCAGGGTACTCTTAATTAACTGAATATCGAGAACAAGATCAGCAATGGATAAACCAAAGAACTTGTGGGGGATCTTTACTGGTGTAATACTTACAAAGGGAATTCTATCTATTGGCTCGTTTGCGAGAACCTTATCCCCTACAGAACATACCTTCCTGAGTTCCGCAATACCATCCCCATCATAATCTGTTCTTATGAAACTCTCATGTAGCCAGAAAGTTCTTAACGCCTCTTCTGGATTTGAGTCGCCAAACCCTTCGTATCGAGCAGAATCATCATAAGCAAACCTGCTTAGTCTTTCTGATGAATACTCAACCATGTCATCACCACTGCCTAACTCGTCAACATCAAAGTCATAACCCATTTCCCTAAGTTCGGAAACTGTCTTTAAAACTCTTTGGCAAACAAAGTTAGAATCCTCAATAGACTTAGATTCTCTTGCTATTAAGAATTCATCGGGTGTAACATTTTCAATCTTAACCCTACCCTTACCAGCTCTCCTAGAGATTACTACATCATGGTAAGTTCCACCATTCTCTTCATAAGCTGTATGCTCAAGAACTTCTACATCATCGTCTTCAAGGAGAACGGTAAACTCCATCTCCTCAAGATTGTTATACTCTTCCCTGTTCCACTCTTCTGTCTCATCCCACCAGCATTTGACAATGCCATTCTTCTGTAGAAGAGCATCTGTGAACCAAGTATAGAGAATTTCCCAACCATTGTTATCTCTAGTGAATATGTAATTAACATAATCTGTAGCTTGTTCAGCAGCATGGACATCTTCTGGACCAATAGGATTGAATCTAACCATCTCCTCACCAGACGCAAATACCCTCATTAAAGAGGGTTTAATCCATTCTATTGTGTCCATTACACTGGAGTCTACATACTGGCTTCTACCATCTACCTCATTACCAAAAGGTAACCCATAGTAATAATCCATAGACTTTGCTCTCTGCTCGGATATAACATCGCTATACCCTAGAGCATCGGTGATCTCACCTTGGATTCTTGATAGTAGTTCTTCTTCTGTTATTTTAGATGATGCCATAATTCTTATACTTTATTTCCTTTGTCCATTCTGGGTCACTCCCTGAAATTGCAAATCTTCTCGATAATACTGCGTAGCGTGTTGCACTCATAAGGTCATCCTTGAATGGAATTACCTTACCACCTTTCCTGTGGTACATTCTGAACTCTTCAAACCAATCACTAAGAGTAGAGAACACATGGAATTTACCCTGCTCCATGTACTGGAGTATATCCATAAGCCCCTCTTCTACTGAGTTACCACCTTTCTTCTCGCCCAAGGCTGGAGGGTTTGTAAAATGCTCCAGTAACATATTACATCCTAGCGTTCTGTACTGCTCCGCTAGACCAGGATTACCCATAGAATCTCGTCTATTGCCGTCATGGGGCCAAGCAAGGGGGATAAAGCTGGGCCTATTGCGTATAGCTTGTGCATGTACTGCTGGGGTAGCTTTAGACTGTCTATAACAGTCATATATGTATATTTCGTCCTCATCCTTATCCCACGCTGCCCATACCACCGCTGTAGGATGGTCATACCCAAAGTCAATCCCAGATATTCTGGGCCAATGATCCGGTATAGCTATAGGATCAATGATTATTTTCTCGTCCTGTACTGGGAAGACAAGGCCAGATCCAATGGATGGTCTGCCATATCTCCTCATTTCTCTCTCATGGGGTGAATAAGAGGACAGTATCTGGTGCATTACTGACTCATTCAAATGCCCCTTGCTGCCTTTAAATGTTTCTACTTTCTCAGAAGCGTCATCCCATGTCGCATTTGTTAAAGACTGTCCGTCCTGAAGGTTATTCATGAAGGATGCAACTGTCTCCGTCATCCCGTGTTCAGGTGTGAAGGTCATGTATACCATGCCTTGTCTGTCAAGAGTACGGGTTACTGCCTGGGAGTATATCTCCCTACTAGGTTCTTCATCCAGCCAAATACAATCTACCGACCTACCCTGCCATTTCTCTACACCCATCTCGTAGGCTTTGAAGAATAAAGAAGAGTTCCCACCGCTAACGTGCTTGATTAGAGCGACCGATTTGGCGTTAGGGACTCCTGGTTTCCTTTCGGTTTTTATTATATAGTTTTTCGGTATAGTACCGGAACCAAAGGCTTCAGGGTCATCAGGGGAACCCAATAATTCAAACTG